TACCACACCGAGCCAAGGCTATGTGCCAATGTACAGCAGTGATGCAATTGCAAATGCTGCGTTTGGCGGTAGTAAAGCAACAAATACTCTATATGTTCGTTACAATAGCGATGGCGATACACCAGCCGAAGCCAATCATGTAATTTATACATGGGATGGTTCTGCATGGGTAACACTGGATTATGCTGCATCAACTGCCGCACCTGCTGGTCCTCCTGCAAACGGTACACTGTGGTATAACTCAGATCTACAAGTAGATATAATGGTTGGCAACGGCCAAATCTGGCAAGGTTACAAGAACCGTTATCCTGCAACTGACCCCAATGGTCCTATCATAAGCGGTACTGAACCTACTGCACAAAGCGATGGTACTAATCTTGTTGATAATGATATTTGGGTAGACAGTGCATCTACACCGTATCCTGTAATTTATAGATACGATTCCAGTAACGGTATGTGGACATTGGTTGATAACACTGACCACTCTAGCCCAGGCGGCATTATATTCACAGATGCACGCTGGAATGCAAATGGTTATATAAACGGTAGTCAATTGCCTAGTGCAATGGTAGTTAGCAATTATGTAGACAGTGATGCACCAAATGCAGAACTGTATCCAAGTGGTATGATGTTATTCAATACTCGTTATAGCACATATAACGTAAAAGAATATATGGTAAATTACTTCCCTAATTTGTCTGCACCATATGATTCTGATGCATGGGTAACTGCAAGTGGTAATCGTCCAGACGGTACTCCTTATATGGGTCCAACTGCACAACGTCAAATAATTGTTGCTGCATTGCAATCTGCATTGACTAGTAATGAAGAAATACGTGCCGAAGCAGTTAACTATAATCTTATTGCAACTCCTGGTTATATTGAATGTATCGACGAAATGATTACATTGAACACTGACCGTAAGGAAACTGCATTTATCGTTGCTGATCCTCCTGCAGAACTTGCAGCAGATGGTACAACATTGCAAGCATGGGCAACCAATGTCAACAATGCTAGCCAGAACAGTATTGACGGTCTTATTAGCAGCAGCCCATATGCAGGATTGTACTATCCTTGGGCACTTGCAACTAACTTGGACGGCGCTCAAGTACTTGTACCTGCTAGTGAAATGGCACTGCGTACAATTGCTTACAACGATCAAGTTGCATATCCGTGGTTTGCACCGGCAGGATTTAATCGTGGATTGGTAACAGGTGTTACCAGTGTTGGTTACTTGAAAGCAGATGGTACATTCCAACCTGTTAGCTTGAATCAAGGACAACGTGATGTGTTGTATGTAAACCGCATCAATCCAATTGCCTACATACCAGGACGCGGTTTGGTAGTTTATGGACAGAAAACATTGAGCCCAGTTGCAAGTGCATTGGATAGAATCAACGTTGCACGTCTTATCAACTACATGAAGTATCAGTTGGATAACTTGGCTAAGCCATTCTTGTTTGAACCAAACGACCAACAAACACGTCAGAGTGTAACTAATACATTCAACAGCTTTATGGGTAACCTAGTTGGCTTGCGTGCGCTGTATGACTTTGCAGTGGTTTGCGACGATTCAAACAACACACCTGCTAGAATCGATGCCAATGAATTGTGGATTGATATTGCTATTAAACCAGAAAAAGCAATCGAATTTATCTACATACCAATTAGAATTCTAAACACTGGCGATCCAATGCCAGGCGGTAATAGAAACCCAACTAGATAAAACCAAATAAAATGGCGGGATTGATTCCCGCCATTTTGCTTTTGTATCGCATATCTGATTATTAAAGTGCATCTATGCTAGTATGACTGTATACTTAACTTGTACTATCTCTAGTGAAAGTTATGATATGTCATCGCAAGAATACACTACATGCGGCACGTTTTGTCCGTTACCATGGAATAGTATAAACATACGCAATAACGGCGACTTGCGAGTTTGCTGTAATGCAAATTCCTATAGTCCTCAAAAAGGCATTCTTCGTAAACCAGATGGCGTTGCTTATAATGCCAGCAAAGATGATTTTGACGATGCACGTAACGCACCATTATTAAAAGATGTTCGTGCTACAATGCTGAAAGGCGAATGGCATGCAGAATGTGAACGATGCAGGCAAGAAGAAACCAATGGTGTACTATCTCGCAGACAAATGGAAAACAACGACTGGGAATTAAAAGCAGATCGTGCTGCGGAAATAACAGAAGTAGACGGCACTATAAATCCAGAGGATCAAGAAATTGAATATTTTGATATACGCTATGGAAACTTTTGCAATCTTAAATGTAGGATGTGCGGTCCAACTGACAGCCACCAGTGGTATGACGACTTTGTGAAACTGCATGGCACAACATCTTACAAAGACACGCACGAACGTATACAGCTTGTAAAAAATGAAAAAGGCCGTTGGACAACTGATCAGTACGATTGGTTCAAGAACAGCAACATGTATTGGAACAACTTCGAAAAACATACTAAGAACGCTAAGAAGCTATACATTGTTGGCGGCGAACCTCTTATTATAGACGAGCATATAGAAAGCCTTGAAAGACTTGTGGCAAATGGTACTGCTGCTGGTATTCAAATAGAGTACAATACAAATCTTACTAATGTAACGGATCGCATATTGGATCTGTGGAAACATTTTAAAGAGATACGCATAGGTGCAAGTATAGATGCATGTAATGAAGTATTCGATTATCAGAGAGCACCTGCCAAATGGATACAAGTATACGAAAATCTCAAAAAGATAGATGCACGTAACGATATTAATTTCAAATGTTGGTATGCATTTACAATTACGCCATTCAACGTATTTCATTTCCCGGAGTTTATGAAGTGGAAACTAACCGAAAGTAACTTGCTTAAATTTAACCCAGTTGAATCATATAGGCCTATTGTGTCATATCATATGTGCCATAGTCCCAAGTATTATAATATCAAAGTATTACCAGCTGATATGAAACAACAAGTGGTAGAACACTATCGACCTTATAGGGATTGGATAGTTGCTACTAATTTTTCAACACATGTTAAAAAACATTTTGTAAAGCATTTAGACAGTGTTGAAAAGTTTATGCTTAGCGAAGATTACTCCGCTGAATGGTTGCCACAATTTATCAAGATGACAAGGGATTTAGATAAAATTCGTAATCAGAACATACTTGACATAGTACCGCAATTTGCAGATATGTTTGATGCACATAACAAATGAAAATCCAGATTGCTGCATACTAACACTGTTTGTTCATAATGTGTGTAATTACAGTTGCAGTTATTGTAACGATTATCATCGCGATGGGTCGCATAGATGGCCTACAGACTGGGCACCTTATATAAAACTAATTGCACAGTTAAAAGAACGTAATCGTTATCTTTATGTAGAAGTGTTGGGCGGCGAACCCACAGTGTGGCCCAAGTTTCAAGAGTTTGTTGATACTATTAGCGACGACAGAGTATTTGTTGAATATTCTACCAATGCATCCAGGACATTGAATTACTGGGAACAGTTCAAAACACAAACTGCATTTGTGTTCCTAAGCTGGCATTATGAATTTGCCGACGACGATCATTTTTATGCAGTAGCAGAACTTATGCAACACAAGGCCAGTGTCAGCATACCATTGATGATAGTGCCTGCTAACTTTGAGCGTGCTAAAACACTGTTTGAGAGATTACAAACATTGAATGTTGAAATCACTCCCAAATTTACACGCACCAGTATCAACGGTACTGATTATTTTGATTATACCGCAGAACAACGGGAATGGATTCAAAACAACTATTTCAATAAAATGAAACCTTTTGGTATTGATTGGACAATACCTCGTCATTTGCATTTCGACGGTGTTAAAATGAAGTTTATGGAAGTACTTGATAAGAACTTACATGCATTCAAAGGTTACACATGCACTGCTGGTATAAAGAGATTAATGGTAGAACCCAACGGCAATATAAAACGCTGCACAAAAAATGTAGGCGGCAGCTTGGGTAATATTATTAATGGTAATTATACATTGCCAGACGATCCGGTAGTTTGTGATTATAAAGCATGCCCATGTAAATTAGATGCAATTGTTGAGAAATGGATATAATGTCTAAACCGTGCAAATTTACATATAACAGTTTGTTTTATAACAAGGGGGATGTTGCACAATGCTGTATGCAAGAATCTTTTATTAGAAAAACAAATTGGTCAGATGTTACAAATCTAAACGAATTCTATAAAAACAATGTAGAATTTGCTGCCATTAGACAAGCATTGGATTCTGGCGTTGAGCATCCAATATGCCAAAGTTGTTGGGCAGATGAGCATAGCTATGGATCCAGTATGCGTACTCACAATACATTTCATTCCAACAACATTACCGCATTTGGTATAACGCATGTCGATTTGCGGTTAAGCAACAAATGCAATTTACAATGTAAAATGTGTAATCCCTATGATAGTAGCCAGCTTGCACAAATTGCAAAACATGTAGATAAAACAGATGTACATCATCCGTTTTATAATAAAATACCAGACGAGTCGGTGATTGATACCAACGAATTACTAAATCTTATATTACAATTACCGCAACTAGATACTGTAAGACTGGCCGGGGGTGAACCTTTTATAATGCCAGAAGTTGAAGAATTTTTACATACGCTGGTACAATTGAACAAAACAGATATATCTATAGAAATTATAACAAACTGCACAACAGTGAATAATAAAATACTTGCACTACTGACACAATTTAAACGAGTTGATATCAAATGCAGTATAGACGGCATAGGCAACACATTTGAATATCAACGATATCCTGCAAAATGGAAGACAGTTGAACAGAATTTTATGAAGTTATATAACAGTACACTTCATAGTGTAACGTTATCCCCATGTGTGGGTTTGTTAAATTATTTGACGTTAGATGAATTGTTTAAATGGGCAGAGCATTTTCCCGATGCATCAATAAGCTACAACGAGATTTACGATCCCAGTTGTTTGAATTTTAGGTATATACCTCATCATGTACGTGAATCATTTTACGAAAGATTTTCTGCAATTGATTTGAAAAATGCAGACCCCAAGTGGTATCAATTTCAACAACATACTATGTACGAATATGTAGAACCTATCCAGGATGACTGTGATATGTTGTATCAGTATACTACTAAAGTATGGGATCCACACAGTAGAATTAAATTCTTAGATTTGTATCCGTGGGCAGAATATATGATAGCAAAGGCAGTAAAGAAATGACGACATACAGTGATATAACATTTGAAATGCTGGGAACACGTCGACAGCGCCCTATGTATCTCAGCAAGTTTACACAGTTTAGAAGCAATCTCAATATGCAGACATATCCAAAAGATCCGCACGAGTATACCAAAGAATTTCTAGTAAACATAGACAACTGGATCAATGCGCATCAGCAAGTACGCTACGTTGGATTAGACACGTTTACACGCCGAGATGCTATACTAGGTACTACACAGCAGTTAGACGAGTTACACATGCTGCATGGTGCTAAAATTGCTACTATGCAAGGTGAATACAAGTATCACAGGCGGTTGACAGATTTCAACGTGAAACAAATAGAACATTTCACTGAACTAGTACCCGGTGACGTGGTTGTGGCAAGTTATCCTAGTTGCATTACCACTGGATATGTAGACGATTTTGATCTGTTATTGGATCACTGCCAGCATCGTAAAATACCCGTACATATAGACGGTGCATGGTTTGGACAATGCAGGAACTTTGAATTAGATGTAACACATCCTGCTATAGCCAGTGTTAGTGTTAGTCTTAGCAAAGCATTTGGTATGGGTAGTCAACGTATAGGTATACGCTATAGTCGTGAGCGTGTTAATGGTCCCATTGCCATAATGAATGACTTTGAATATTGTAATGTAAGTGATATGTGGATAGGTACTGAGATGATGCGTCATTTTGGTCCAGACTACTGGTGGAACAATTATAGCGACTTATACAGTAAAGTGTGTAAAGACTTTGGTTTAGAAGAAGGCAATAGTATACATGTTGGATTATTAAGAAATTCTACAGATAATCCTGTACAATATGGGATACGCACACCACTGCGCTTTTTAATAGAAGGGGTATTTGATGCTCGTGGAACAGATTTGGGTTTAAATGAGATTGAAAAAGTAGAACGAAGATGACAAAAGGTTGGATATTTCCAGAGGAAATGCAGTTAATAGTTGATCAAATGACGCAGTTTGGTCAGCATGGGTCGTTGTTAGAAATAGGAGAAGCTGACTGTCAGCTGATAGATACTGTAAAGCAACAGTTCCCAGAGTGGTCATATAGAGAAGTTTATGCACCCGACGCTGTAAAAATGTCTAGTCATAAAAAGTATGATATCATTACTATTGGTGTAACAGAAGAACCTGTTGATTGGCATGCATTGTATAAACATGTTAAACAGTTTCTTTCTCATTCTGGTATATTAATTGCACGTAATATACGTCATACCATTCATGCATCTGTTATTAAACAGGCTGTTAAGAATTTGAACTTTTTTAAATTAGATGAAGTCAAACAGTGTGTGGCATTAAAAAACAATGTGATACAGTATGGCAGTAATAATATAGATTTAGACATACTTAAATATCGTGTGGATGCTACGTCAGCACTGGAATCTGCAAATGTTAAAATAAGTGGATCGTTGGGACATAATAAGTTTGTGTCCGTGCCTGCTGACACCAAGACATACTTGTCTGCATATGTTAATAACTATCTTAACATAAAAATGGATTGGAATTTTGAATATTTCAAATCGGGTGAACCTGCAGGATTGCATACCGACTATGTGTCATTGCCCAATACTTGGCGAGTAGTAGACAACAATTTTATTACTCATGATTGTCATATTGTAATAGGTGTCATTATACCGTTGGAATGGACATGCAAGCAACCATATACTGTTAACTATGACTGTGTAAGCGATGTACCACGTAAGCTGATTTATCGCAAAGGTGAAATGCGATATATGGATAACGACGAAGTGTTTAAGTACAGACCGGATGATATACGGGACTGGTGGTATGATGACGAGGTGTTACGTTATAATCCTGTAAATACTCAGTACTGTAAGGAATATGCATGTTTGAATGTACATAGTGTTTACGAATGGAGATGTAACACTATGATGGTATTTGATACTGCAAGATGGCATAGTTCATCGTGGTTCTTACAGAGCAACGAGTTACCATCAGTATCTACAGAATACAAACAATCTATCATTGGGTTCGGTTCTATAGATGTAGACCGTGGGATAAGTTAACAATGACAGACACATGGTGTGTATTGCCTTGGATACATCAGTGTGTCCGACCAGATAACAGTTTGAAACCCTGTTGCAGATTTCAAAATACCAAAGATGACACACGTATTGACATCGCATTAGATGATCTTGAAGCACAGGGTATTGCAGTAATGAATACTGCCAGCTTAACTATGCTACGTTCAAATATGCTAGCCGGTATTAAATCACCCGGCTGCACAAAATGTTATGATCAAGAGGGTGCCAACAATGCCAGTTCGTTGCGTACATATATCAATAGTAGATTTCCAAATATACAGCAAGCAAACTGCACTGATCAATTTGACAAATTACGTTATATAGAAATGTCTATAGACAATATTTGTAATCTACAATGCAAAATGTGTGATAGCAAATTCAGTACCAAGCTTGTTAATAGAGATAGATTTCTAGGAGAACCAGTTCATAAAAAACTAGAACCTAATTTTAGAAAATACGATAATACAGACTTGACAGATTTGGAATTGGTTAAGGTATTGGGAGGTGAACCATTTATGACTCCCAACTTTGTAAAATTCATAGACTATCTAATAGACAGAGCAGATCCGTCTAAAATTACAATTGAAATTGCTACAAATGGCACAGTTGTACCATCGCAGGAACTTATACATAAACTCAATAAGTTTCAAACTCTGGACATTCATGTAAGCCTTGACAGCTATAGTAAAGCCAATGATTATCAACGGTACGGTAGCTCGTATTTGGAAATATTTGCCAATACCAAACTCTACAGTGAAATATTTGATAATGTTATAACATCCTTTCACACTGTAGTGTCGTTGTTGACAGCCAATGATTTTGCATCCACAGTTAATACTCTTGTGGTAGACAACGGATATCATATGAGTGTTGACTTTGTAAGATACCCTTATAGCTTGTCACTGTTATATGCACCTGCTGCGTATGTGGACTGGATTTTAGAATGTAATGCTGGTAATCAATGGGCACATACACTCGTAACTAATTTCTTAAAAGTCAACGAATATAATGCTAAACATTGGCAAGATTTTGTATACTATACTAAACAGCTAGACGAATTTTACAACACACGATTAGAAGATTATAATCCTGCGTTGCATAAATTTTTAACATCTCTAGCTAATTAACACTGTATACAGGAGCATAACATGACATTACGACATATGGTAGTTGAAGATGCAATACCATTGGATGTGTGCGAGTATATTAAAAATTTCTTTGATACGCATAATTCATTATATGTGCGCAAACCCAACAACCCTGATGTGATAAAGATCAATTCGCCGTGGACTCATTTGGGAGATGTGTTAAATCCTATTTTTTCAAAGTACTTTGTTACTAATAAAGGACAGGGTGGCAATATATACAAACATTCCAATCTTTATACAACACATGTTGATTCTGGCGAGCCGTATCAATTGATAAACTGTTTGTTGCCAATATATCTACACGAACCTGTTGCTCCGCAGCATTTTGTGGTATTTGACCAATGGGTAGATAACGGATTTGGACAAACATGGTATGGTGACAGGGTAGATACCATTGCCAATTACGATTTCGATTTTAACAAAAAAACCAATTTAACACCCTATAACGATCCCAGAGTATATGATAAAACCGACTACGACATAGATCCGGAATTTTACGGCAAATACCTCGCTTATCCACAGCATAAACCCAGTCACTTTAAAGGGTTAACAGGTACTGCATACGAATTCAAACCCGGCAATATGATATTGTTCAATGCCAACAATTTACATTGCACTGGTAAACTTGTAGGTGCATGGAAAATGGGTATGCATATTAATTTTGAAGGTACAGTAGAGCAGTTGCTCATAACGCCTAGTGGGACTGTATAATGGATGTAGCAATGACAGATATTATTATTTGTATAATACCTAAAATAAACCCTGATGCTCCCACTGTTGGACCAGCTGTATTGAAATCGCATTTAATGGATGCAGGTTTTAGTTGCGAAGTGATGGATCTAAATATTAGATTGTATAATAGCTTAAAATCTATCAACAAACATGATTATTATTTTTTTGAGCACGACAGTCTTTTTAGTACACATCATAATGATCTAGATGTAGAACGAAATCTGATTTATTTTAGTCAAGATTTTATAGATTTTTATGAAGAAAATCGTCATATATTCATGGAATGGATAGAAGACTTTAAGATTCGAAATCCAACGTGGATAGGTTTAAGTATTTTATCTATGTACAGTAATTCTGTTGCAATACAACTCAGTATATTAATAAGAGAACATTTACCTAATACTAAAATTGTATGGGGAGGTGCTCAAATAGCAAATGGTATACAGAAATTTAAAGACATAGGTATACTTGATCATTATATTTCCGGCGACGGTGAATTTAGTATAGTTGAATTGTTAAAAGGTAACTTGACATCTAACGGTATAGATTCGTTGAATCCAAATCAAGTTCTCGATTTAAACACAGTAATGCTTCCAAATTACGATGATATCAAATGGGATGAATATAAGACTATAGATTATACCAATCCTGTTTATATAACTGGTAGCAGAGGCTGTGTAAAACGCTGCACATTCTGTAATGTATATCAACTGTGGCCTGAATATAGATTTAGATCAGGTCGTCATATAGCAGACGAAATTATTGCAGTTAGACAACAATATAATCGTCAATTCTTTAAATTTACAGACAGTTTAATAAACGGCAGTATGAAATCTTTTAGATCATTATTAACAGAACTGGCAGACTATCATAAAACTGATAATAATTTCCAATGGGCGAGTCAATGGATAGTTAGATCTAAATCACAATCGCCGGAGACAGATTATCAGTTAATGGCAGATAGTGGTTGTGCAGAGCTTGATATAGGCATTGAGTCTTTTAGCCAACATGTGAGATATCACATGGGTAAAAAATTCACAGACGACGATATGTGGTGGTGTTTTGATATGCTGCGCAAGTACCAGATTAAACATACATTATTAATGATAGTAGGTTACCCTACTGAAACTGAAGATGACCATCAGCATACGTTAAACACTATACGGCGATTGTATAATTTGGGTTATGCAGATGCAACAAACAAAAACGGTGACACATTATTATATTTAAGTTTTGGTAATACATTAATGTTGTCAGACGATCATTTGTTGTGGGATCTTGTAAAAGACGACATAACCAATTTTAAAAATGCATTCGAATGGGATTATAAAGGCAATACACTCGCAGTACGTGCAAGACGTTTTAAAGAAATAAATGAACTTATTCAACAGCTGAATAATAAAACAAATTCTGGATGGATGATTGATAAAGAATTACGTCGCTACGATAATGTGCTAACAGATAAAGATTATAGGACAGAGTTGTGATAGATACTGTAATACCACTCGACCGTCATCATCGCAATATAGCAGTAAGACTATCTGGTGGTCCGGATAGTGCAATTATATATCATGCTATATGTGAATTTTATAAAAACGATGCATCTGTTAACATATATCCATATACTATGGCTAGCCCATTGCGGCCGCATGCAATATGTAAAGCACAAGATGTTATTCGTATAGTAAACAGGTTAACGGGCAGGATGGCTACTCAACACTATACACTGTTCCACGACAGTCATAATGCACAAAACGCATGGGATATCAATTCCTATGAATATACCAAAGGGCAAGAAGATTTAGAAGCTGTTGTGTTTGATGAACTTGAGATTGACGCAAGATATGCAGGTATGTCGGTCAACTGTCCTGAATATGACATG